GTTGAAGAAGGAAAAACTCGTGTTTATAGCACGTGTCCTTTGGATTTATTGATCATTAGTAGAATGTGGTTTGGTGATTTTATCACCTATATGGCCAAATTTTGCGTTGATCGCCCTGTAGCGGTCGGTATTAACCCTCACTCCCTTGATTGGATTCGTCTTCATCGACGATTAAACAGATGTAATCAATCTGTAATTGCTGGGGATTTCTCAAACTGGGATGGTAAGTGTCCTGCGTTTATGATGGACAAAATTTGTGATTATATTAACGAATGGTATGATGATGGTCCTGAGAATTTTGCTATGCGCAAAATGATTTTCAAGAACGTCACTCATGCTACTCGTGTACATGATCAATTTATTTATCAAGTTAAACGTGGAATGCCTTCTGGTTTTTATGGCACTGCAGAATTCAATTCTATGTGTCAAACAGCAATGAACTTTCTGGTTATGGAAACTTTAAATATTCCATTAGATCAATATGAGTTTACTGTATATGGAGATGATAATGTTATTTGCATTAATCGACCAGGCATTACCTGGAAGACTCTCTCTCCAATTTATAAAGAACTTTTTGATATGGATTACACTCATTTCCTGAAAGATACGGTTGAAGATGTTGTAGATACTCTTCAAACCGTTAAATTTATAGGTAGGAAGTTTGTTCGAGCAGATTCCTACTATCATGCCCCTCTAGACCTTCAAACCATTTTTGAAATGGTCTATTGGTATAAGAGTGGTGTTGATGAAGTAGAAGTACTTTTATCCACAATAAATACTTACTTTCTCGAATTGTTTCATCACGGACCGGCCGTACATAAAAAGTACAGTATCGAACTCCTTGTAGCCGTGAAGAGACGCATTCCTGAAATCTACGATGCAGTTCAAGAAATGAACAAACCATGGTTTTATTACCATGATCAAATGTACGTAGAAAGAAGGATTGTACCAGACCAATTGTTCGATAATTAGTCGGAAGACTTTAAATTTTTTGTAGCTTTATTCCTGTCAATGATGTAGTAGAAACAACAAATCAAGATCTCACCAATCGTGGTGTGATCGAACCTGACTCAACTGTTAATGTTGAGTTAGGCACTTATAACGATGTGTCGCAAGTGTCTGCGACATCTGCTAATAGTGAGACCCTTCAGGACCCTTTTAAGTCCTGTAATATGGAAACTTTTGATCTTACTGGCGTTATGAAACGTGAGTATTTAATCAAGAATCTTCCATGGCTCACCAGTTATGCCGCTGGTACCGGCATCACTGAAATTGATTTACCAGATGATCTTTTCCTTCAGCCCTTTATTGCTGATAAAATTAAGGATTTTTTGTGGTTTCGTGGTGGAGTTAGAATTACTGTTCGAATTGTTACTAACCCTTTCCTTTATGGGAAACTCTTGGTTAGTTATCATCCTCGTCCAACTAATATACCCGCTGCCATGCTAAATGATGTTCCTTGGTTATCTTCTCTTCCTCACATTGTCGTTTCAGCTGCGGCTTCAGAAGCTGCAATTTTCGATATTCCTTTCATTTCTGAGTACCGTGCCATTTCAACAGTCCAAATTATGACCGCAATTATGGGTGCCGTTCGAGTCAATGTATTGAATCCCTTGATTAATATCAATGGAGATGTTGATTCTGCAAAGATTATGGTTTATGCTCAATTTCTTGAACCTGAACTATTTATGCCTTTCACACTCAATTCCGGTACTCCTGAACCACTTAAAATCACGGACTCTCATATTCAACTCCCTTCTCAAATTTTTACTGAAGAAGAAGTTGAAGATCTTGGAAAAGAATATCCTGATATTTCTTGGACTAGAGAAGACTTAGATAATTTTAAGTCTTATCTTAAATCCAAGAAATTATCCTCTCCTCCTGAGGTTAAACCGGAACCAGTCTCTGAAATTCTTTCAAATAATCCTGAAGTTAACTTTCCCTCTTTGAATCAATATGATTTCTGGAAAAACTTCTCACTTGAAACTCAGAGCAAACATTTACCCCCAAAGCCTAATTCTAAAGGTGCTCCTGCAAAAGAAGCTCATGCTAAATCAACTTCTGGTTCGATTTCTTCATCACTTGAAGCTGCTGCATCTGTATCTAGTGTGCTTTCTTCAGTTCCATTTGTTGGACCCTATGCTGCACTTGCTACGGGTGGACTTTCCCTTGCAGGGGGCGCTGCTAAAATGCTAGGATTGGATAAACCCACAACTCTTAATAACACACAAGTTATCAAGGTTGATCCACACTGGCACATTAATTATGGTTCTGGGCTTGATTTAGCTCCAAAAGCTTCTACTTTTCCTGAGTGTGCAATCACAACAACTCCTAATGTTGGTGGTCAAACTGCAGATGAAATGGATCTCCATTACATTGCAGGAACACCAACCTTAGTTGCAATTGTTGGGTTGACTCCCACTTCAGGAACAGTTATCATTGCTCGTTCTAATATTAATGAGTATTGCTATTGTGATACTGTTGCTGGTTTATTCAAATACTGGTCTGGTAGCATTAAGATCAAATGTTATATCACTGCATCTAAATTTCATTCTGTTCGTTTAGTCTTTTGGCTTTCCGAAAATGATGCTACTGCCATTCGTACTGATTGGCAAGAGTGTTATCATGAATTTGTTGATGTGCAAAATGATACTGAGTTTGAGACTTTGTTACCGTGGATGGACAACATGTTGCAAAAGAAATTTAACACCAACAACAAGCAATTTTCCTTAATGTGTACAGTTTTGTCTTGGTCGCAACCAAAAGATGAGTTGAATACTCCAATTTATCTTAATATTTACAAAGCTGCTGATGCTGATTTTCAGTGGGCACAGTATTGTGAAAAGTGGCTTGAAGTTCAATCTAATCCTAGAGCGGACTTTGCCAAACCTTTCAGACCAATGCACCCATCAATGTCAGCATTTCATCATGAAAAACTTGTTTGCGGTGAAGCCTATTCTTCGCTTCGTGAACTCCTCCATAAAACCACAAATTATTATGGCCCCACTACTGATTTTGATCTCACTACATATCAGCATCAACCTGTTGTTATGAGTGGGCACAAATATTATTTTGGGGTTGAGATGTTGATGAATCTCTTTTTCCTGTTTTGGCGTGGTTCAATTCGAATGCGTTTCATGAGAAATGAGATTACTCCAACTACTAAATCTATGTTTTATGTTGACGATAGTAGTAATGTCATTCATGGCACTTCTATTGCTTGCATCAACAACACTGCTTTAGAGATGGAAGCTCCGTACTTCTATGATACGATGTTTCGTTTTTGTCGCCCAGACAATAATACAGATGTCAACATCAAGGCCCAAGTGGCCCACCTCCA